ATGCACACCGCCGGGGCCACCTTCTGTCCAGGGATCAGGTGCCGTCGTACACCGGCGGCACGGTGCCGGTTCCGGAGATCACGACGGTTGCGTTCGTGAAACGCCGGAACGAGTAGGCGAAGTAGCCGTAGAGCACCAGGAGGACGCCGAGGTTCGCGGCGGCCGGCTGCTCGGCCCGGATGAACACCGGGGCCTGCGGGTCCTCCCACAGGTGACATTCCTGCGACGGCACGACGTAGATGTGGTCCTGCGTGCCGCCCGTGGTGGCCTGCGCGAGACCGACGGTCGTCACGTTGTTGTCGACGCAGACGTTCAGCCCGTTGGCCAGCTGGCCGCGGATGCCCTTCGCGTAGCCGAGGCCGCTGTTCGAGCCGGTGGACACGGGCGGGAGGTTTCCGCCCGCCTGGTAGATCATCGGCCAGGACGCCGACACGGCGGACAGCAGCTTGTACCAGCGCCGCGAGTGCATCACGACGAGGTCAGGCTGCGCCCAACCCAGCAGAGTCCCCTCGACGCTCGCCGCGCCCGCAATGATCTGCGAGTAGATCTCGGGCGAGGTCGGGGAGGCGTCCGTGTAGGTCTGCAGCGATGACACTGGAGCCAACCCGGTGGTTGCCTGGTTGATCAGCGTGCTGTCCAGCGCCGTCGCGTAGCGGCGGAACAGGTCATCCATCACGATGCCCTCGACGCCCGTACCGCGGTCGATCGCCTGCCGGGACAGCGTCTGCTGGCCGGCCGCGGTCTGCACGTTCTCCGTCAGCAGGGTGTCGTCGATGTTGGTTTCCTGCACGGCCGAGTTCTCCGACGCCTGCAAGGCAACACCGGTGGCCGTAGTGATCCGGGAGATGTTCACGGTCATCCCGTCCGGCGGCAGGTCGTGGTGGTTGCACTGGTCCGCGAACGGGCGCAGCGCCGCCACCGCCGGGGCGTACATGTCGGTCAGGTACTGCGGCACCGTCAGGCCCGCGAACGCGCCGGTGCCAGCGGCCCGCTGCAGGTACTGGGCGCGTTCCACCCGCTCCTCCTGCATGTGCCGGACCAGGCGCTGCTCGGCCTCCATGTCCCGGTACAGGAACTGCTTGGTGACGTCCTGGAGGAACTGCGAGCCCGTCCGGTCGTTCTTGGCGTGGTAGGTGCGCTCCTCCATGCCGACCCGGGCGACCCGGTCGTAGGCGGGCCGGGCCGCAGTGTTCGCGGCCCCCGAGATCCGTTCCTGCAGGTGCAGGTCCGTGTCCTCCTCGGCGGTCTTCACCTTCCGGGCGTTCGCCAGCTTCGAGTCGATGCCGGTGATCTCGGTCAGTGCCCGGTCGCGGGTGGCGAACGCGGACTTGACGTCGGCGTCCTCCTCCTCGGTCAGGTTCGCGCGGCCTTCCTGCCGGGCGCGGGCGAGGATCGACTTGACCGTTGCCACGGCCCGTTCCTTGCGCTTCACGGCCTGCTCGTGCTCCACCTCGATCGAGGTGATCAGGTCTTCAATCGTGGTCATTACGGTGTCCTTCGGTAGCAAGCGAATAGGGGCTTGCTCCGCGCGCGGGCGCACACCTCGGGTCATCTGCCGGGGATGGGGCGTCAGCACGTCACCGTTCGTCTTCTGCTTGGGTGACGACGCCACCGGTAGGGCCTCTGCCCGCGGTGGTCTCGCGTGAGCTGGTCGAGCGGTGGTGCCGTTCTCACGCCTCGAGAAGTGCCTCGATGTGCGAGAGGGTCCGGCCGGTCGCCCGCGTCTGGGACGGCTGAGCCGAAAGGGTCTGCGTGGCCGGCGCTTCGTCGGCCACGCTGATGTCCGGGGGGGCGACGGCGAGGTAGGCGGCCAGGGCCTCCTGGCCCTCGCCGACGATGCTGTCGATCGCCGACAGCATCGAGCGCACCTGCGACACCACATCGGTGTCGACGGCCGTCAGCGCGCGGGCCGGGGTCAGGTCCTTGCGGTGCTGCAGCAGCCCGAGGGCGGCGCGGGCCGCACCGGTCGGCATCCGCTGCAGGTCCCGCATCACCTGCTGGGAGCGGGCCGCGATCGACGTGAACGGGTTCGCGCCATAGTTCACGGCCGACACGTCACCGCGGTTCAGGTTCACCCGCTCGATCGTGAACTCGGTGAAGTCGTCGTTCCACGATGCCTCGTCGATCATGAAGGCGAACGACATCTCGGTGACGTTCTTGTCGTCGATCGCCAAAGCCAGATTGCGGGCCTCATCCCGCTGCGGGTTCAGCCACGCCATGCTCCGCAGACCCAGCGCGTCCGCCGACAACTCCAGCGTGCCGCTCGTGGTTCGCGCAAGCGTCAGACCAGTGTGGTTCACCAAGAACGCCACGTCCGGCTGCGCCGCCAGCGTCGCATCGAAGGCGCCGGCGGAAACCTTCTCCGAGTAGGGGCCGAAGAAGTCCCACATCTCGTAGGAACGCTCCACGATCGAGGCGTAGCCCACCAGCTCGTGGAACTGCTTGCCGTCGCGCTCCACCAACTGCGCGCGCATCTCGGCCGGAGAGTCGACCAGTCGCGCCCGCTCGCCGTCGTTGGGGGCGAGCCGGCGCGCCTCCGGCTTGCCGGCCGCCGCCGCCGCACGTTGGACCGCCGCCTCGCGGGCGGTGGTGCTCGGGCTATCGGTCATGGTGTGGCTCCATCCGTCGCGGGGGCAGCGCTCGCCGCGGCCTCGGGCTTCTTGGCGAACAGCCGATCGAACCCGGCCATCTGGTCCTCGGTCAGCGGCGGCCGGTCGTAGAACTCGCGGCCCTCATCCGGGGTCAGCGTCCGCGAGTCGATCTGCGTCTTCATCACCAGCGCCTGCGTCTGCGGGTCCATCCGCAGCAGCGCGCCCGTGTTCAGCTTCACGAACCGCGGTTGCGGCAGCAGGGTGCTCAGCGCCAGTTCGCGCCGGACGATCGCCGGGCCGAGATGCATGATCAGGAACTGCAGGTTCCGCTGGGTGACGTTGGCGTAGGTGATGTTCCCCGACTGGACGGCGGCGTCGATCAGGTCGCCAGGACAATCGAAGAACCGGGCCACGTCGCCGATTCCGTACTTCTGCGCCTCCAGCCAGTCCGCGCCCACCGACTCGGCCTGGATCGGCGTGTACTCCCAGTCCTTGCCGGTGGTGAACACGTCCCGGCCCTCGACGGAGGCCTTGAACCGGGCCTTCATCTCCTGCGCGACCTTGACGTCGACGGTCTCCTCGGTGTTGCGAAGCATCGCCTTCGGGATACCGCCCGATCCGTACCAGTCCACCGCGAACTGCTGCGCGGACTGGTACTGGCCGATCGACCACGCCGCATACGCCACCGGCGAGAGGCCAACTGGCAGACCCGAGATCGTGTACTGCTTCTCGTGCCACACCTGCTCCTCCGGGTACTCCACACCCTGGATCCGGTATGTCAGCACGCCGTCCCTCTCGCGCAGCGAACACGCCGAGAGGGTCTGCAGCTCGATCCGCGACGGCAGCTTGGCCGCGTTCCGCTCCGTGATCAGGCCGAAGCTGTTACCCGAACGGTCCAGGTCGACCTGCGAGGAGTACATCCACTCGGCCATGCCGACCCGTGTACCGCCCGGGGAGATAAGCACCGGAGGCTTCGGCATCTCCACCTGGATCCCGCCCACCCGGCGGAACACATCCACCGGCAGCGTCGAGACCAGGTTCGCTCGCAGGCGCAGGCACGCCCACACCGCCGAATGCCGCATCGCCGTATCCGGCGACACATGCACCGACCCCGTCCCCGACGGCGACCCACGCAACGGCAGCAGATCCTGCGCACCCGAAATACCGAAGAACCGGGCCTGCCGCCCGAAGAGACTCACTGGCCCCCCGGCTTCGACACGCGAGGCGGCCGGGCCTGCCAGTCCGCGAACGCCGAGCCGGCCAGCACCACGACACCCGCAACGGCCAGCGCCGCCCAGCCGATGGACCGGTACGCCAGTGCGCCCACACCAGCCGCGAGCAGCAGCAGCCCCAGCACGTCCAAGAGGTTCGTGACCAGGTCGCGCACGGGCCGCACCTCCGATCTCAATGGAAGGAATCAAGGAGGTTGTACGACTTCTTCGCCACCGTCAGACCCCACCGGGCCTGAGTGATCACCACGACCGGGGCCACATCCACACCCGCACCGGCCGACTTCCTGCGGCCGAACGCCCAGTTCCCGTCACCCAGGTCCCGGCGCACCGCACCCTCGATCGCCGCATCGACTAAGGCCGAGCCGCGGTGCCACACGGTGCGCTGCGCCAGTGCATCCTGCATCCCGGCACACGAGGCGCCGACCTCGGCCGCCGTCATCTGCACCGGATCAAATCCTGCCTTCTGCAGCGGGTCGATCAGCATGCCCGCCGGCGACGTCGGGTCGATGATGATCGCCGGGTGCAGCTTGCGAGTGTCCGGCTTCCCCGGCTTCGGCTCCGACCCACGCCGGATCTTGTGCAGCCGGTGCTTGCCGGCCAGCTCGAGGATCCGGGCCAGCGCGCCATCCACACCCGGCAGATAATCGATCAGGCCAACATGCGCGTTACCGTCCGGCCGCCACCCGGCCACACCGATCGCCGTCGACCGGCGCGACAACGGGATCTCCACCGAGATCACGATCGGCGCATCGTCAGCGATCGCCGATTCCGGGTCGACCTGCTTCTGCCAGTCGGCCACACTCACCGGCGGTGTCCCGGCAGCGTCCGCAGCCTCATGCCAGCCGTACCGCTCCCGGGCGAACCCCCGCGGCGTCAGCGTGCGCCGCTCATTGCGCAGGAAGTGGTACCCGATCCGGCGCCCAGCCGCATGATTGCCGAGGTGCCACAGCTCCTCACGATCCAGCACGCACCCAGTCACCCCGAAGGCATGCGTGCAACCGGGCGACTCACACCCCGGCTCCTCCCAGCTACCCGGCGCGCAGTACTCGATGTAGATCAGCGACGGGTCCGACATCGACCGGCCCCGCTTGACCAGCTTCGCCAGATGCTCGGAATCCTCCTTCCCAGCCGACGACGCGTACCGCACCTGCGGGTTCGGCCGAGCCGACAGCGTCGGCAGCCGGGCATCCATCACCTTCGCCGGCAGGATCAACGCCTCATCACCGACCCACGTCTTCCCGCCCTCACCACGACCACCGCCCGGCGTGCGCGCCGCGAACTCGAAAACCGAGCCGTTGACATGCTCGATCGCCTCCTCGGAGGAGGAGTCGTTGATGTCGGCGACCCGCGCCGACAACACCCGGTTCGCCTCGATCAGCCGCTTCACCGTGTCGAACGCCCCACGGCACGTCTTCATCAGATGCGCAGTCCACGTGATCTTGTCCGCGCCGAACACGTCCGTGAGGATGAAGAACTCGAACATCGTGATCGGCAGCAGCGTCCGGTCCGTCTTCCCGTTCTGCCGGCCCTCGATGATCGCGACCTCAAGCGCGTGCCACAGGCCGCCCGGCCCGAAACTCGCCAACGCGTCGATCGCCGCAGCCTGCTCCGGATCCGGCGCGTGACCGATGCCCGTCGACCAGTCCACGATCTCCGGGCCGTACGTACCCCGCCGCCCCGGCGGCACCCACAAGTACGCCGGCTCGACGAACGGCGGCGGATAGTCCAGCAGGGCGCTCACGCGCCGCGCACCAACTGCAGCACCGCCGCCGTCGCCCGGTCCATCCCGTCCGGCTCGCGCGGCGCCTTCTTCTGCAGCGGCTCCAGCGTGCGGATCAGCTGCGCCGAGATCGACGACACCTGAGCGGCCCCCAGTGCCGGGTCATCGAGCGAGCGAGCTAGGCGCAGCGCCACCGCGCCGGCCACCGAGGCGACCGCGGCCAGACGCTCCAGCTCCACCCGGACCGCCTGCTGCATCTCACCATCGAACCGGACGGCGTCAACGGACTCGACGGCCATCGACTCGGGGCCGCTGGCCAGCCGCTCCGGCCGGCACGCGTAGCAGTTGACCCGCCGCGTGCCACGCCGCGGCGTGAACTGCTTGCGGCACGTCTTGCACGAGCGGCGAAGAGCTGCCATCGGTGATCACCGCCGTCGGGGGCCTCGGGAAGGCCAGCGCAGTTGAGGTGGCCCGGTGAACCTCAGGAAAAAAAGCGGCGAAACAATGGCGGGGTCGGACGAGGCCGCCAATAAAAAACGATCACGCCTCTGACCTGCACGTTTACCAGGCACGCGATGTGTCGAGGTTGACGACCATCTTGCGCACTCTGCGCTTGCGGTTGCCGTCGCTCGCACCGGCACTGCGGTTGCATCGACTGTGCTCGGGCCTGGTGTCGTTCACGGTCCACACGGTGCGCTGGTCGCGGTCACGGCTGACGATGTGGCCGACGTCGAGGGAGTCGGGCCCACGACCCCCGGTGTATCGGATGGGCAGGCCGGGGAGTAGGCATCTGGGTGCCTGGCAGTAGGGCGCCTTCTGCTGCTGCCAGTAGGCGACGATGGCCCGCCAGGATGCGGATTGCAGTCGGGGGTCTGTGCCTTTGCTGGCCCGGCGTGGCATGTCGTTCACCGCCTGGGCGCGCGTGTCCCTGCTTGTGAGGCAGGATGCATCACTGCTGGTGGTGCCGTCAACTCATGCGTGCGGCGTATAGACGCACGTCACAGTGGTTCGCTTCGATTATCTATCTGGTCTGAGGGCGGTGCCGCGCGACCCTGGCTGACCTCCGAGGATGCTGTCATCCCAGGCGACCAGCATCGGCACGGTGACCTGCTTCAGGGCGACCGTGTTGGGGATGAACTTGCTGATCTTCGCCTTGCCGTTTCGATCCTTGTCCACCACGTCGACGGTGATCGTCTTGGCTTCGGGATTGATCACGAAGTCGGCATCGATGGGGATGTCCATAGGGTCCAGGTTGTTCGCCCTCAGCCATATCATCACGGCCTCGCGCTTGAGGTCCCGCTCTCGGAGCCAGGCGAAGTTGAGTCTCATTCGGTCGCGCTCCATTCGTGTTGCCAGCCGTCGCGGCCAGCGTACGGCTGGGCCATGGCCTCGACGACCCTGACCGATAGGCCATCGGTCGCCATTTCGGAGCCGTCGTATTCGGCGCAGTCGTCGAGGATGGCGCGTTTGGCTTTCACCTCGGCCAGCACGCGGGCCGGATCCCAAGCGGCGATGTGAGCGTGAATGCCCTGACTGAACTCGGGGTACGACGTGGCGCCGTCGACGACCATGGCGTCCTGGTCGTCGGCCACGCAGTCGTTGCCGATCTTCCATTGATCGGTGACGACTGTGTCGCCAGTGGCCGCCAGTGCCACCCGCTCGTCGGCGTCGAGCTGGAGGCGCAGCCACTGGGTCAGGGTCATGCTGCATTCGGGGCAGTACGTGTCGCCGTCGACGAGGTCGGTGCCGGGCGGGTTGCCCAGCTTGGTGACGTCCACCTGGTGACGTTGCAGGGGCGCGCCGCAGGTTGGGCATGCGCTGCCGGTTGGCTCGCTCGACGAGGTCATGCTGTGGCTCTCCGTCCGAGTCGTGCGTGCGCGACGACGGCGACGCCTTCGGGGTCGTACAGCAGCGTAGAACCCTCGGCCGCGGCGTCGGTGAGGTATCCGCGGTCCCGCCAATTCCGCAGCTGCTTCGGGGTGACGATCAACGAGTGGTAGGCGAACAGCCAGTCCGGCAGATCGCGCAGTGAGAGCGGGCCTTCGACGGGTGGTGCTTCGCGGGTGCGCCACCAGTGCAGGTCACCCCATTCGCCGCAGCCGGGGCAGGTGATGCTCGCCCCGGGCTCGGTGTTGATGGGGACGTGCCGGCCGCAGGCGCAGAGGATGCGGATGGCGGCCCTGGTGGGGTAGGCGGTGCGGCGTGCTTCGTGGTGGGCGAATTGGACGTCGTGCACGAGCTGGTCGGCGTGGTCGGCGTTGGCGAGGATCCAGGCGAGGTGCCGGTCGATGTGCTCGCGCAACGCTTCGATGATGTCGGCGTCGGTGAGCCGGGCGTCGTGGGCGAGTTCGGCGCGGCTGCGGTGGACGGCGGCCGCGCAGTGCAGGTTGTGGCGTCTGACCGGGTCCTGCTCGGCGCGGGCCGCCTGGTAGGAAGTCTGGGCGTCCCATTGGTGGCGCAGCACGTCGGTGCGGGCCCGCTGGGCGATGACCCGTTCGTCTGGGAGTGGTGACCCGCGTTCTTCTTCGAGGACTTTGCACCAGGTGACGAGCATGGCGCGCATCGCGGAGCGGGCGGTGCGGGCGTCGTCGGAGAGGGGTTGTGGTGGTTCCCCGGTGCCGCCTCCTTCAGACCCGCCTTTGGACGGTTTCGCGCCGAGGACGGACCACAGTTCGGGGAGTTCGCGGAGGTGGTCGCGGGTGCTGTCGGCATGGTGGGCGCAGACGAATGACCCGGTGGCGGCGAGCGCTGGGCGGCAGTCACAGTTGTCGCGTTCGCAGTCGGGGACGTGGATCTGGCAGGTGTCGACGAGGCAGAGTTTCATCGGCGTCCGTCCGGTCCGAGGCTGACCCCCGACTCACCCTGCGGTGGCCTGCTCGGCTTGATGCCGAGCTCCTGGCGGACGTTCAGGTCCGCCATCGACAGGTCGGCTCGTTTCCCGCCGTACCGGCGGCGTTGACTCCAGGTCGCTGGTTGCCAGGCGTAGCCCATGGTGTGCGTTCCCCGGCCGTTGTGCCGGTCGAAGTCGCCACCGCATTCGCAGGCTTCGCCGACCACCCACAGGTGCCCTTCTGGGCACTGCCAGAGCGTCCCTGGAGTCCACTGCTGCGGCAGTGGGCACTGATGGTCAGCCTTGCGCTTGGTCGGTTCGATGAACCGGCCCTCCGGTGGGATGGCGCCGTAGCGTGGATCTGGTGGCCTGCCCGATCCCCTGATCGGCCGGGACGCGTCGGCGGTCACCGACGGGGTGGGGTCTCCGGCCGGGTGACTGACGGTCCACGGGCCATAGGCGACCGTCCGGTGGGCGAATCCGCCGCCGACGAGCCACTGCATCTGCTCCATACCTTCGTCGGGATCGTCGTGGAGTTCCATGTGGGCGGCGTTGTCCGGGTCCTCGCCGCCCGCGAACGTGGCCCACTGCTGGTAGGTCGGCCAGCCGTCACTGTTGACTCTGCCGGGTGAGTCGAACCGCGAGGGCGCGATGAACGGCTCCGGTGACGCCTCATCCCTGACGTATATGCCTTCTGGTATGTCGCTCATTTGAGGCTCTCCAGGGTTGTCCAGGCGAGGTATTCGGGTGGGTCGGTGACGCTGATGTCGCCGCAGTGCTCGGTGCCGTCGGTGCCTCGGATCCGGGTGTGGCCGGGTGGCACGTCAGCCCATGGGGTGCCGCACGGGCACAGGTCGCCGGTCATCTGCCGGGCGGCCACTATGGCGATCAGGTTCGCCCGGGACACGGCGCCGGTTTTCTCGTAGATGTCGTTCAGATGCGTCTTCACCGTGGACAGCGACAGGAATAGTTGCTCGGCGATTTTCTCGTTCGACAGGCCGTCGCCGACGAGCTCGACGACCTGCCACTGGCGGGCGGACAGCGGCATCCACGGTTTCGGCTGCCACGCACCCCGGGCCCGGGTCACTGGGCATCTCCGATCAGGAGGCTGAGGGCGGCCATTGCCGCCTCGGAGGCGCGCAGTGCCGCAACGGTGCGCCGCACGTCGTCCGCCAACGGTGTTGCGAGAGCGCGAGTCCGGACGATGAACGCGTCGACGGGCAGTCCAGCCCAGTCGGCCAGGATGGCGAGGCTGTTGGCGTCGGGGTTCTTGCCCTGCCGGATGGCCCGGGTGACGGTCGACGGGTTGATCCCGGCCTGCTTGGCGGCCTGTCGGTCCGAGAGGCCCCGGGCGCTGATCACGGCGGCGATGGCCGCAGCGAAGGCGTGCGTGTCGAAGGCTGCGCGGTTCACATCGACTCCCAGACGTAGACGACGGCGAGCGCCAACAGCAGGATCCCGAGCCACGGCAGCCAGGGCATGGCAGCGAACGCGGCGATACCGACAGCGATACCGGTGTTGCGGTGGCGGCGGTTCACGCCCTCACCTCACTGACGACCTCGACGGACACCGGGACCGGCGGCGGAACGACAGGCGGGTGACCGAACACGATCTGGTGCGACTCGCGGCCGTCAAGGTCGTCGATGAAGTACGCCTGGCAGCGGGCACAGCTCGCGCCACCTCGGCCGTCGACCGGCTTCAACTCCTCGGGCTGGGCGAAGTCGCGGCGGTCCGACTTCGGGGTCACCCGGCGGTGCCGCTCGGCCACGGCGGTGATCTCAACCGGCGGCGGCGCGGGCTGCATCGGCGTTGCGTCGATCTCGGTCTCGGCCAGGCGCTCGGCGGCGCATGCACGGCAGTTCCTGGCCAGCTCGTGTTCGTGGCCGACCCGATCGCAGGCTGATTCGCGGCCGGGCCCGGGGGTTTGGGTCTGCTGGCGGGTGGCCGTGGCGACGGCCTGCCACCACGGGCCGTGCTCCAGCAGCAGCCGCAGCGTCTGGTTCTGTTCGTCCATGGCGACGCACATCATGGCGATGGCGACGTCGGCGTAGGCCCTGGTGGCGAGGTTCTTCGCTAGGAATGCCCGGATGCTGCGGTGATTCCAGTCTGGGCGGGCGGCGGCGGCGATGTCGGCTAGGCGGGTCAGTTCGCGATCATTCATTTTTCGGCCAATCGTCAATCGTTCGAGCGCCGCGCGTCACCAAAGTGACGATTGACGCTTGAGCCAGCCACAAGAAGTTCTTAAGGACGGGTCGGGTCGGGTTTGGTCGGGTCGGGGGCGGCGTTACGAACGCGATTGAAACGCCGTTGCAGGAGCGCGTTTCCGCTGGCGCAAACCGGACATCAGCCTTCGCATGAAACGCTGTTACTGGCAGCGTTACCCACCGTCTTTCAGCGCCTGTTCCTCCCGCCATTTCTGCAATCTCTTGGCGTTCGATTCGCGTTTCGCTTCGACCTGCGCGCGGGTCGGATTTCGGCCCGGTCCTGACCAGTCGTGGAACTGGTAGCCGTTGCCGTCCGGGATCCACAGGCCGGCGTCCACGAGCCGTCCGGCCTCCTTCGCGGTCCCCAGCTGGCGGGCCAGGTTCTCGGGGATGAAGCCGTCGGTGAGTTGCTGGGACGACCAGGACCCGGACCGGACCCAGAGCCCGCAGGCTGCGTTGCCGGCGGCGAGAGTCTTGGAGTGGAAAGCGAATCCGTCGTCCACCTTGAACCACGTCATGCGGCAACACCTCTTTCGTGCGTCGGGGAGTCACCGGGGAACCTCGGATCGTTGCGCCGTCCACAGGTCCGGGTTTTCGGGTGCGCTGCGGCGCGACCCCTTCACTGAGGTGAGGGCGTTCGCGGTGCGGGCGAGGATCCGCCTCGCCGGGGGTTGCCCTTTCCAGGGCACCCCGTACATCAGCCGGCGGACGGTGTCCCGGGCGATCCCGGCTTCTTTGGCGATGGCCTGTAGGTCTTTGGACCAGAGCAGGTCGTATACGTAGGTGCGTACGGGTTCTGCGTCGACGTAGGAAGCCCACCGCCCGTAGGACATCTGTTCGCGGCGGTTCCGGTCGTAGTTGAGGCTGGCGGCTGAGCAGGGGGCGCACCGGCACCGGTCCTGCTTGTACCGCTGGAGGGTGCCGTGTTGGTGGTTGGCGCGGGGGTGGTGGCAGGGGCGTGCTGCGGGGCTGTCCTGCAGCAGCTCGTCGGCGGCCGTCACGCTGCCACCCGCATGCCGGCGGCGCGCTGGATGTCGGCGCGGTCGCGGACCACGAGGGTGCCGTCAGGGTTGAGGGTGACGGCCAGGCGGACGCCTTTGACGGGGACGGCTTTCCGGCAGTCGCAGCCGCGCACCTCGCATGCCCAGCGACAGATCGAGTGGACGATCTGGTGGTGCTGGCAGGTGCGGCAGGCCCCGGGCGCTTCGGTTGGCATGGTGCCTCCCGAGCATCCTGTCTCCTGCTCTTCGACGCATGCCTGGATGGCGAGTAGGTCGATGAGGTCGGGGGCGAAGTTCGGCCAGCCGGCAGCGGAGTAGGGCAGCATCCAGTAGCCGCGGTCAGCGAGCGCGCGCTGGTCGAGGATCACAGCATCTGCCCGACGGGCACGGTGGTGATGGGCCGCACGCATTCAGCACACCCGTCGCATCCGCCGAGTTCGGGGATGTCGTCGGGGGTCATGCCCGAACCGAGGACGGTGAAGGATCGTCCGGCGAGGGTGCGGGCGGCTGCGGTTGCGGCGCGTGCGTCGGCGCATTCGATGGTTTCGTCGTCGTCGAGTAGGTATTTGAGTAGGCGCTGGGTGGCGGTCGCGGTGTCGACGTTCACGCTGTCCTCCTGAGTCGTTCGATGTGGTGCGCCGAGTCACAGCACGGGTGGTCTGTCCACCGTTCGAGTAGGGCGAGTTCGCGGTCCATCGGCAGGGTGCAGCGTGCGCAGGGCGGCCCGGGTCTGGGCTTGGCGGGGCATTCGTGTTTGCGGTATGCGTCGCCTTCGTAGGGCATTTCGGGCCCGGTGAGGACTTGGGCGCGGATGCTGCCGTTGTCGCGGGTGATGATGATGTGGTTGCCGTCGGGGCGTGGGCTCGGGTCGAGGTCGCGGACAATGGTCCCGATCGTGATGACTCGGCGCACCTCCGCGCCGCACTTCGAGCACACGTCCCCGGCCATCAGGCGTTCGTCCCCGCGAGGTCGAGTGGCTGGTTAGCGAGTCGCCGGGCAGCGAGTTCGCATTGTTCTTCGCGCATCTCGATGCCGACGGCGCGCATCCCGAGGTTCCGGGCCGCCACGAGGGTGGAGCAGGAGCCGGCGAACGGGTCGAGGACCAGCCCGCCCGGCGGGCACCCGTAGGCAATCAGCGGGGTGAGAATCGCCTCTGGCTTCTCGGTCTCGTTGATCGTGCCCCGACGCCACATATTTGGCGCCTTGATCACTGACCTGGTCAGCCGGGTTCCGTCGTCGGACCACCCGCGTGACCCGATGGCGCCGAGGTGTGGCGGCTGACCTCGACCGCTGTTCGCCGCCGTGAACCAATCGACCTTGACGCGAGGCGTCTCATGGCGGACGTCAGCCCAGGAGCCTCGATACCAGTGCACCGCGTGCTCGTGGACCCGCTTGAACCGGTCCACGGCCATCCCGGATCCGTTCTGCTTCTCCCACACGACGTCTTGGGAGAGCTTCCAGTCGGCGAACTCGTCGCGCCGCTCGAGGAACATCCGCATCGACCCGAAGCACCACATGCTCGCTCCGTGCTCGGTGAGTAAGGCGGGCCAGTCGTCCGGCCACCGGTCCCAGGCGAGCGCTGTTTCGGCGTACGGCGGGTCGGCGACGATCAGGTCAGCGCGGACGTCCAGGTCGGGGAGCACGTCCTCGAGGCGGCCCTGGTACAGGGTCACCTGGTCGTCCTGGTAGTAGGGCGCGGCCATCAGATCGAGTGGTTGTGGGGTCGGGTGTTGCGGGCGCCTACCGATTCGTCGCGGCAGCCGGGGCAGCGCGCTGGTGCTGTGGTGGGGATCGGCCCGGGCGGCGGGACGTCGTCGGGGTTGTTGACGATCTGGACGCGCGGTTTTGTGAGTTGCTCGCGGAACCACTCGGCCGTGTGGACTAGGTCGGCACGACTGTCGTCGTCAGTGCACCTCGATGCGGCCAACTGGAGCGCGTCCCGCCACACCTGATAGTCGGTCGGCCCGGTGGTCTCCAGCGCGGCCGTGACGGGTTCGGCGGCCATCGCTTCGAAGGCCTGATGGATGTGTCGGTAGATGCGGTCTGTGCGGGCTTCGACTGCGAGGGCACTCTTGGCGTTGAGGTCGGTGAGTCGTTGTTCCATGCGGAGGACGACGTCGACCAGCCCATCGAACCGCTTCTCGATGCGTGTCTGCGGCTCCAGGGGCATGCCGTCGGCGTCGGTGAGGTGGGGCAGGGCGGCCTCGATTGCGGCGCGCATGGCGTCGATCTGGGCGTCCGTGAACGTGATCAGGGACAGCGAGAGGCGGTTGAACCATGCCTTCAGGGCGGCGGCGGTGGCGGCCGGATCGATCGGCGGGTCGTAGTCGACCATCAGCGTGCCTCCTTACAGGCGGTGCACCACTGCTCGTAGGACAGGGCCAGGGCTTCGCAGCCATGGGCGCACATCTCGTCCCAGTAGGCCTGGTAGTGCTCGCGATCGAGCACGGCGGCGGTCATGACTGCTCCTGGAGAATGGCTGTGTAGAAGGCGATCTGGACGCCCTCCGAGTCGAACACCCGGACCCGCAGCTCGTCGACGTCGGGCGCGAACACGGCCCGTACGTACAGCCCCTGCGGGTTGGCTTCGTCGAGGGGCTGCCCGTCGTTCTGGCAGAGGAACGCGCCGACCTGCTCGACGACCGTCCGGGCGCTCACGCGCTCGCCAGCGTTCGCGGCTTCAAGTCGAACAGCCAGTCCGTCGTGAACTTGCTGTCACGCTGCGTGCCCTCGTCGCCGCGCATCGACGAGATGGTCCCCACGAACTGGGAACCGCACTCGACGACGAAACCCAGGGCCGCCTCAGATGTCCCAGTCGCGCGGAGCCGCAGAGGTGCCCCGTACTGGGTGCCCGCCGCCTTGAACAGGTCGATCAGTTTCCCGTCCTGCTTCAACGTCTTCGCCCGCTCCGACTCCCCGGCCGCTTCGGCCAGGGCGCGGCCGGTGATCTCGATGACGTCGGGGAACAACTCGTGCGGGTCCGTGTACGGGAAGGTGAGGCGTTCGCCGGCTGAGTTGAGGCCGCCGATGTTCTCGAACTCGACCTCGTCCTTGGTGTCGACGGTGATGGCGGTGAGGAGGTCCGCGCCTTCGTCGTCGCCGTCCGCTTTGGCGGAGAACGCCTGGTTGATCAGGAGCACCTGCCGGGGTTGGAGGTCGACGACGAGGGGCCCGTCGTCGGGTTCCCAGAGGTTGCCGCGGCTGTCGTCGACGTAGGACATTTTCGCGAGGGCGGTGGTGGTGCCTTGGGTGGCGGCGGCGTAGAGCTTTCCGTTGGCGAGGGTGAGGCGGACCCGGTGGAGGGCGATGTCGTCGTCTTTCTTGGTGCGTTTGCGGTGGGGGAACACTGAGGCGAGGGCGGCCCTGAGTTCGGGGGTCCGCACTTTCACGGTGGCTTTCGTGGTCACAGACATGGGAGCCCTTCTGGTAGGTGGAGTTTCGCGAGGGAGGTGAGGTTCTTGGCGGGGATGTCGGGGTCGGCGGGGTGGCCGAGCATGCGTAGGCCGATGGCGGCGAGGATCACGGCGTCCGCTTCGTCGGAGGTTCGGACGGCGATGCCGCCGCGCATCAGATACCGCTCGTTCACGGCCGAGGTCACCATCCGTTTGGTGACTTTCGTTGCCCCGCGGCTGGACCCGGACCCGGTGGCGTACCGCTTCAACGACAGGGGCGGTACTTCCATGACCGGCATCGTGTTGGCCAACAGCCGGCTGACGATCCGCCACCAGTTCCCTGAGATGTCGTGCGCGCCCTGGATGCTGCCCATGCTTGGGCCTTCGACGACGATCAGGGTCGGGCATTCGGGGCGCAGGACCAGTTGTGCGACGGCGTCCTCGATGTACTTGAGGCGATGGTGGCGTTGCAGCAGGGTCGGGTGCTCTTGGGGGTCGGTGCCGATCCGGGCGGTCGTGAACGTCTCCCGGGTGTCTGTCCAGTCGGCGTACCCGGTTCCGGCTATGGAGATGTCCAGCCCGATGACCCTCATCGCGGGTTCTCCTTGAACCAGGTGGCGGCTTCGGTTTTCGCGGCTTCGTGTTCGGCGGCCGAGTCGCGGAAGTGTTTCTGTCGGCGTCCCCAGGCTTGGAGGATCGCGAGGCGCATCCGGGATGGGAGGCGCCGCCAGCAGGTGCCGCACGCGTACATGGCGGGCCGGGGGACGTCTGTCCCGCAGCCGGGGCACGGGTGGCCGCTCATACGTCGTCCCGGTTGGCGAGATCGAGCAGGACATCCGCGTGGCACGGCTGATCAAGTGGGCACCAGCACGCGAGGTCGTGGCCAGCCAGTTCGCGGCGGATGTCGTCGACCGTCACCTTCGCGAACCGGCCGCCACGACTCGGGTAGGACATCAGCATGGACGGCGTCGGCTCAGTCAGCGTCAGCCGGAAGAGTTCGACCACCTCGGCCGCTGTCGCCCACCGGTTCCAGCAATGGACGATCCGGCCGTCACTGAAGTAGAAGTCGTGGCGGCTGTCGGGCCCGCTGATCCTGCCCTCGTAGTCCCATTCCCGGCCGCCACCGATGCCGGGGACCTGCACCAGCCCCATCATGGGATCGCGGAGGATGAACGGGTTTCCCCACTTGGTGGGCCGTCCGACGTGGATGGCACCCTCGGGCATGCGCCAGCCCTTGGCCCGCTTCAACTGCACCCGAGCGCTCATCGGTGCACCGCCGGGGCGGTGAGCGTCGGCTGCGGGTACGGCCTCGGCGTGGTCGGTGCGGACCCGGCGACCAGGACCACGAACAGGATGATCCCGACCGCGACCGCGAGAACGGTGAGCGTCCGCCGTGTCTCGATGCTGACCCGCGGGCGGGGCTTGGTGTGCTCGAACGCGGTACGGAGCATGTCCTCGTACTCGACCCGCCCGGACACCGGGTCAGTGGGCTGCCACAGTCGGGACAGTGCGGCGTGCGCGATAGCGCGCTCCCGGCGGGCGTTCATGCGTTCTCCTTCAGCCCGGCCAGCAGCAGTTCCCCGGTCAGGCGCGGGTCGGGGTCAATCAGGAGGGACCGGTGCCCGTACTTCCGGTACCCGCCACCGTGGCCCCGGCTGTCGGGCTGGTTGAACGTGATGACCAACTGCGTGAGCAACCGGTTCATCGCTGATGGCGTCGTCTTCGTCCGCCTCATGGCTGCACCTCGACGGCTTCCCGGCAGCCCACACCCTGCTCAACCCACTCGGCGTACAGGTCCGGGTCGCCCGCCCAGTCCCGCACCACGACCAGAGGGCAGGCCGCTGGCATCTTCGCCGACGCACGACCGAGCTCCGGGTCATCGGCGCCGAGACGACTCGAATCCCGCTCAGCCACAGCGAGCGCGTAGACCAGGCGCTCGACGTCGGCCAGCGGCAGGGTGTGTACGGCGTTGTGCTGCCAGCAGTACAGCCGGACCGAGAAGTCAGTCCCGACATACGACGGCGGCGTCACCGAGGTCCGGATGAAGAGATCGCTCACGTGTTCCTCACCGCCGCCAGATACGCCTCGAACGACGGCGCGGGCTGGCCGCTGACCATCTCGGCCGTGTCCGCAATGACGACGAGCCAGGCTGCGAACGACCGGGCCTGAGCGGCCGACAGCGGCCCGCCAGTCGGCATGATGACGATCACTTCGCCGCCACGAAGGGCGACCAGTTGCGCGTTCGTGGTGTCGACGGTCAGGCCGCCGCTGATCGGTGGTCCGTCGTCCTTCGGTAGCTCGGTCGCGGTCATCAGAACGGTGGCTCCTCAATCCCGAGAGCTTGAAGGGTCGGGCACGGGTACGGCACCTGCCTGATGTCGAAAGTGCAGGCCCCGCATAGCTGCCGGTTCCACTCCGCTGGCGCGTGAAGGCCGACGGCCTTCATCTGCCGCTCGTGCACCTGGGCGGCGATCTTCCTGACCCACGCCAGTTCGTCGTCCTCGGTGACCGTGGGCACGCGCCGGATGCTGGCCCGGTCGGCGGCCATCAGCGCGAACAGGCTGTCGAGGGTGCCTCCCGGCAGGGTGCCGAGCGCCTTCCGGACCGCCTTCGCCTGGTCGACGAAGAACTCCTGGTGCTCGGCCAGGGTGCGTGGAGCATCGAAGTCGGGGACCTTGTCGGCGATGATCAGCACGGCGCCCTCGCTCAGGTCCTCGATCCAGATCGGGTCCGCCTTACAGACCCTGATCGTCGGCGACTCACCCATGGTCGGCCTCCGCTTCGGCCTCGGCGCCGTCCATCGGCTCCCACCCGGGCGGGTCCTCAACCTCGGCCACCGGCTCAGCGGCAGGCTGTTCGGCGGCCGGTGCGGGCCCACGGCGGCCGAGCATCTCGTCGATCGCGTAATCGCCGTCCGCCTGCGGCAGCGACGCCACCGACTCCAGGGTGTCGATCAGCACCCGGGCCTCGCCGAGCGTCAACTCCTTCGAGCTCGACAGGGCCCGGTTCGCGACCTTCGACGCGATCGTCAACCGGTCCTCACGCTCACCCTTGCCCTTGATACCCAACTGGGCGAACAGCACGCCGAGCTTCCGCATCTGCGGGTCCGTGATCCCGGGCTGGGCCTGCTCGACGGGATCCTCCTCACCCGGCAACGGCGGGCCCGACTGCTGGCGTTGCGGCGGGGTGACATTCGCAGGAACAGGATTCGCCCGGTTGTCACCCGACGGCTCGGACGGCAGCGCCGGGCGCTCCCCGGCGGCCGGGGCCACCTCCGCCCGCTTCACAGTCCGGGTCCGGGCCGGCTGCGCATCGGCGGCCACCTCGTCGGCGATATCCTCGACCGACGCGATGCCCATCAGGACGTCCGGGGCGATCCGGTCGCACACCCGGCCGGCCGCGCGGGCGTACAGCATGTCCTGCGGTGTCTTCGTGTACGTCTGGTTGGACGTCCACCCGGCCTTCTTCGCCTGGTCCATGGTGATGACCACACGCTCGACGTTCTGGCTGCCCTTGCGCCGCCCGCAGACGACGGCGCGAGCATCGGTGAGGTCCTCCGTCCACACCTCGTGCCCGTGGGAGGTGACGAGGGCGACCTTGATCCGGGCGTACATGCCGGGGCGGCCGTGGACGACGTAGATCTGCTGGAGGCTGGTCAGCGGGTCCAGGCCGAGGGACAGGCCCTGCAGTACGGCGGCGGTGCCGGTGGCGACGGCCACGTTGTACGCGTCGCGTTTCTGCTCTTCGGTGGCCCGCGGGTCGACTTTCGGCCGGTAGGAGTCCGGGACGAACGGTGTCGACACGAGCGGGGCGACGAGCTGGTGGGCGTTCTGCGCGGCGGTCACCCACTGGGCGAGCTGCTCCAGCGCGGCGGACGTTCCGGTCGCGGAGAACACGGGTGGGGCGACGACACCGTTCAGGGGGTCGGCCTCGAAGGTTTGGACGGTCACTTGGTCTCCCGGGTCAGGCGGTACGTGGACGTGGTGGGCGGGACGATGGCGGCGCCAACGAGGTCGCGGGATTCCTTGACGAAGGCGGCCACCTGCTGCGCGTAGAGGAAACTGCGGTGCTGCTCGGCTTCGGCAGTCACCGGGATCAGCGAGCATCCGTCGGCCCGGACGTGCACTGCGCCGCAGCCGACCACCTCAGGCATCGACTCTTCGGTGGTCTTGCCGGCAGGGGTGAGGTTGTCGGCGAAGCGGTAGGCGGCGAGCTGGAGAGCCGTCTCGCCGAAGATGCCTGACCGGTTGGTCTTCAGGTCCAGGAGGAGCACGCGCCGCTCACCGCCGGGCATCTTCACGCTGGCGATCAGGTCCCCGGTGCCGGCGTACCCGTACCGGTAGGAGGCGATGGAGAACTCGACGTGGATTGGTTGGACCTCGAACTCGTCGAGGAATCGGGCGTAGGCCTCGGCGTGACCGGCTAGCTCGTCTGGGACCTGGACGGCCTCGCCCTTGATGAGCTTCTCGCCGATGAGGTGCACGGCGGTGCCCTTGTTGGCTGCGGCGTCCTTCTCCTCGTACCGGGCCTTCTTCAGTCGGTCGAGGCGCTTGCTGGCCGGCATGTCGCCAAGCTCGTCCCATCTGTCGACGGCGTAGTCGGCGGTTGTGTTGGCCGCCCAATTGATCAAGGCTGGCTTGGGCACGCCGTCGCCGATGATCGTGGTGACGCCCGGGACCCGGCGGCCGGTGGCGTCGACATAGTGGTGTCCGCGGGCGGTTTCCTTGCGGACGATGGGCGCGGTGAAGCTCACTTGCTGGCCTCCAGATCGGCGAGGGTCGGTAGGTGCTCGCCCGGCCACGCGGCGATGACGGTCAGCCCGGATGTCGACAGGTGCCGGCGGTGGCCGGGGTGCAAGGCGCGGGAGCACGAGTAGCCGTGCGACTCGTGACGGCAGATCGCGATCGATCCGGTTGGCGCTCCCGGGTGGTCCTGCTCGGCGAGGACAGCGGCCGCGACGTCCGGGAGATCGAACCGGTTCAGGAAGTTCTCCCAGATCCCAGGGAGGCCGGGCAGGGCCGGGGGGCCAGGCTTCGGCCGGTCGGCGGCGGCCTGGGCGCGCTCAGCGTGCTGCGCAGGCGTCGGTGGCGCCTGAACCGCCCGGCTGGTCGCGACGTCCCGCAACGCCTCACGCAGGCCCTGGATCTCCCCCTGCTTGGCCAGGAGGTCGTCCTGCATGCGCCGGACACCCGGGTGCATCGGCCGATAGGTCGCCAGGGTGGCGTGGACCTGGGCGCGCTGTACACAGGCGACCGCGTCGGGCATGGTCGCGTCGTAGTCACCGGCCCGCTCGAGCAGGCGCTCGGCCTCGTCACGGTGTTCGTCCGGCGTCACAGCGCACCAGCCTCAGGGCTGGGCTCACGCAGGTACCGCTCGAACAGCCGTGCCGTCTCCACCACGCGCTCGGCGTTGTAGCCGCTGTAGGCCTGATTCCGGGAGTCGGGGCCAGCGGAGTAGACCGCCGCCCAGTGCAGGGCGTGGATCCGCAGATCCACGTCTCGGGGAAGGTCCTCTTCCTTCTTGGACGGGGTGATGCCGAGCGAGGAACCCCACGGCTGCTGCCCGGGCTGTTCCGGCGCCGTCACAGGACGCTCGCCGTCTGCTCGTGTGCGGCCAGCCGGTCGAGGTCGCGGGCGGCTTGGAGCGCGAAGTCCCATGCTGCCTCGATCCGCTGATCGAACGGCAGTGCGGTGGCCAGCACGTGATCGATCTGGTCCTGGGCGCGGCGGAAGATCATGCGCCGGGTCGGGACTAGCCGTTCGGCGTCTGGGGTGAGGGTGATCATGCTGCGGCCTGGGCGGCGGCGGTGAGGTGGTGGATGAGCCGGTCGGCGACCCATTCGTTGCTGGCAGCCCCGGCGGCGTTGCGGGCAGCCCTGGCGGCGTCGCTGGCAGCCCAGGCGGCGTTGCTGGCAGCCCCGGCGGCGTTGCGGGCAGCCCCGGCGGCGTTGCTGGCAGCCCTGGCGGCGTTGCGGGCAGCCCTGGCGGCGTCGCTGGCAGCCCAGGCGGCGTCGCTGGCAGCCCCGGCGGCGTCGCTGGCAGCCCCGGCGGCGTCGCTGGCAGCCTCCCAATCAGAGGTCGGCGGCAGACCCCTCAACCGGGCCGCCTCCGGAGCCAGACCAGCCGACTCCAGACCGGCCGCAGCGGACGCCAACGCACCATGCTCGGCGTCGAACACCACGTCCCGCAGCCACGCCTCACGAGCCGCCCGAAGATCCACACCGACCGGGACCGCCTCCAGCAACCGGACCGGCCAGTCCTTCGACACCTCGACCGGCAGCGACTCGAACAGGTAATCGTCCAGGTGCGCCAACCACTCCGGCAGACCGGTCACCCGCGCCCACTCCGAATGCCACTCGTGGGGTCGGCCGTTGAGCGCCCACTCGGTCAGGGGCATGCCCTCCTCGGCGGCGAGGGCGTCAGCGACGGTGCAGCCGACCGCGCAGCCGCGCCCGTCTTCGGTGAAGTAGTCGCCTCGGATGAGCCGGTCCTGCTCGCGGTGGGCGCGCATGTCGGTGACGAGGCGGGCTTTCAGGTCGGGGTCGCCGCGGTAGGTGAGGGCGGTGTCGGTGGTCGTGGTCACGGTGGTTCTCCTTCGGGTGGGGAGTTGCCTTGATGCGGGCTGGAAGCGGCCGGGCCGAGGGGAAGTTCGGTCGGGTCGCCACCGGCCGGCACCGTGGGATCCTTGGCGGGCGCGGCCGGGGTTCGGGCCCCGGCCGCGCACCAGGTGGTAGCCGGGCGGGCTGCGGTGGTTGGTTCTGTCGCTGCCCACCCGGCGGTCTAGGTGTGTAGCCAGAACTGCGGCCCGGTCGAGTTGAGGACGAGGGTGACGGCGAAGATCTGGGTGCTGGCCCGGGTGAATGCCCACGCGAACTCGACCCACGTTTTGGCTCGGGCGGCCACGTTTCGGGGTGCCAGGTGGCGGCCGTGGTAGGCGCTCATGACGTCACCGCGCTGGCGGGTGCGTCGCGGAACCAGAGCTTCGCGATCGGGTGGACCACCCAGTTCCACCCGCACTCACGGCAGTGGAACCTGCGCACCATCACATCGGGTAGCTGGCAGATGTGATGCTTCATCACGCACCGCCTTTCACGTTATCGACGAGGGCGGCGAGGCCAGGATTCAGGTCACGCCAGTGGGTTTCGGCGTCCTGAGCGGCGCGTGTCTCGGAGGTGAAGGCGCCCCGGAAGAACACGGCCTCCGCCTTGACCCGGTCGAGTTGCCGGAACGCGTCGACAGCGGCGACGGCCAGAAGCTTGTCGTCGTCCTGGATCTGCTTGACGGCGCGGTCGATGAGTTCCGTGGGGAGCTGCACCTTGCTGGGCTTGGTGAGGCCACGGAACGCGATCCGGGTGGCCTTGTCCCAGTTGAGGGGGCTCATCTGGCGCTCACCACCAGGTGCGTGGTGACGCTGTCGTAGCCGAGCCAGGCGGCACCGCAGAGCAGGATGATGGTCAGGAACACGACAGGCAGCAGGGCGGCCACGACAGCGGTAGAGCGCAGCACCTCGACCAGCCAGCGCAGCGGGCCGTGGGCGCGCGGCCGGGCCAGCACCAGCACCAGCACGTACCGGGTGCCCTCACCGCACACGTACTCCGGGGTCGACCGGAACCAGCGCGGCGACGGGCGCCGGGCACGCCGCGCCCTCACCGGTCGACCCCGTACGTGCGGTCGGAGATGTCAGCCCACGCGTTCAGCCGTTCGGTGATGGCCCGGATCAGCGCCTGATCGCCGGGCCCCCAGTCGTCGAGGTTGGTGGGCAGCCCGAGGACCTCGGTCACGTTGTTCGCGTACCGCAGAGCCGCCCGGGTGACCGTCCAGGGCACTGGTGCCCGGTCACAGACCTCGTAGTAGCCGTCCCTGTGGCCGGATGCGAGCTTGCCGCACTGGTAGCAGTAGTCGTCCGGGACCGGCCGGTTGACCGCCGCGACGTCGAGCACCGTGGCGCTCATGGCCGCCACCCGGTCGGGTCGTGGTCGACGTCGACCGAGTAGAACGGGTCGAACACCTCAGCCGCAGCCGAGTCAGCCGGGTCCGGGTCGTCGCCCCAGTCGGCCAGCTCGTAAACAGCCGGCTCAGGACGGCGGCGGAAGGCCACCCAGAGGACGGCGAGCAACGCGGCCAGGACCAGCAGGGTGAACCCGTTCGCCGGGGGAATGACCGGCAGGTGGTCGACGAGGTAGCCGAGCTTCCCGGACGCGGCGGCGAGCAGGAGCATCCCGCCGCCCAGGCCGGCCACCGGGACGATGAGGGAGAGTCCGGCGTGGCCCTGGTCTCGGGGTCGGTGACTGGTGTGCTGTTGGCCAGCAGTTCGGCGCGAGCCGAGGCCAGTGCGTCGGCCATGGTGCGGGGGCGGCAGGGTCGGGTCAGCGAGGACGGTCGGCTGCCCGAGGGAGCTGACCCGCAGCACTTGGTCGCCGTCGTGCAGGCGCAGGATGCCGTGCTCCCGCAACCAGGCGTCCGGCCGGTTCAGGGTCGAGCGGAGGACGGTGCCCGTGTAGTGGCGTCCGCCGTCAGCCTCGGACCAGTAGTCGGCCAGCACGTACTCCGGGTCGACGGGCGGGGCGATCACGGCGCGGGCGGCTTGGAGGGCGGCGATCAGGTCGTCGACCTCGGCCACGGTCAGCCGGTTCGTCGCGCTGCCCATACCGCGCTCGACGACCTCCACCACCACGTGCTGCTGGTCCTCGTCGGTGTCGACCTCGACGCACCCGCCGTCCCACGCCTCGCAGACGCGGACCGGCCACTTCGGGCGTGAGGTGGGGAGGCCGGGCACGGGGGGTAGCCCGGCCTCCCCGGTAGCCCCGGCCGCACGGGGGGGAACGGCCGGGGTGTTCTTGGATGCGGTCATGCGGACACCTGCCTGGTGTACGCGGCCACTGCCTTCGCGTCAGCGATGAGCTGCCTGAGGAAGACGATCGCCTCGGACTCATCGAGATCGAGGAACAGGTGCTCCGCCGCCTCCAGGTCGAGGCCGAGCAGTTCGCGGCCCGCGACCTCGGGGTCGGTCACGCCGTAGTCGGGCAGCGAAACACCGTCGATCTCGAAGCCGTCATCCCAGGGCCGCCACGTGAACTCGACGCCGGGGCTGAGCGCTATGGCCCACCCGGCGACGCAGTGCGTGGTCCCGCAGTCGCGGCGCATCCCGTAGTACTGCTGGTCGTGCAGTTCGGGGTGTTCGGTGATCTGGGCGAGGACTTTCTCGGCGAGGTCGATGTTCAGGGTCGGGGTGTTCTCGGGGGCGCTCACGGGAGCACCGGGCCACGCGTCGGCAGCACGTCCGTGCGGCACGACAGGTCACCCTTGGCCAGGGTGATCGCCACACCGTGCTTGCTCGACGCGTAGTAGACCCGGTTGCCGTGATCGCAGAAGCTGACGACCCCGAAGTGGCGGGGCGCGGCGTCCGCTGACCCGCCGCCGAGGACGAGGGCGACGAAGATCAGGGCGGCGAGAGTGGCGGCGCTGGCGGCGGCGAGGATGCGCTTGGTCGCCTTCATGATGTGGCCGCCGTCTCGGTGTCGGTGTCTGGAGTGCGCTCGCCGAGCGCTTTCGCGGCGGCGACTTCAACGGAGGTGTAGCGGGCGTGGCCCATCGGGGTCCGGAAAGCGGGCTTGACCAGGCCTTTCGCCTGCCACCGCTGAAGCGTCCGCTTGTCGATGCCGAGGACGCGGCAGAACTGCACCGGGCCCATCGGGATCTCGTTGGTGGAGCTTTCGGAGGAGGTCATGTCGCAGACCGTATGCCACTACCCGCCACCACGTCAACGCCGTGGCGGGTTCCCGCCACTTGACTTACTGTCAGCATGTGCCGCACTATGTCGCCACGCCATTTTATCCGAACTGGAGAAACCGCTATGACCGACAACTACCCACAACCCCCCAGCTACCCGACCGCCTACCAGCACGTCATCACCGAACGGTCCCGCCCCAACCACGTCCTGCACTTCGTCCTCACCCTGCTGACCTGCGGCTGGTGGTCGAACGTGTGGATCGTCCTCACCGCCCGCTACTGGGGTGTCGGCGACTACCGCAACCCCACCGAACGCCCCGGCATGAAGCGGCGCACGATCATCGCCGTCCTCGTGCTGGTCGCCCTGAACATCGCCACAGCCGTCGCCCTCAGCGCCGCACTCACCGCATCCTCGACCAGCTCGGCCTCACCGACGATCGCGGTCGGCACCACCGGCGACTCGACCACCGGGGACACCGCGCCCGCCCGGCCGACCATCACCACCGCGAACTACTCGATCAAGGTCAAAACACTGTCCAAACACTGCTTCGGATCGGCCGGCTGCAACATCGAAGCCCGCCTCACCCTGTCCGGCGACCCGATCACCGACGGTGTCCCCGTCGAGCTGACCGTGAAGGTCACCGGCAGTGAGGACGGCCCGGACGTCGAGACGATCACCCTCGACGAGGACGGCCACTACGACGCCCCCGAAGTCCTTCTCTCGACCCGGTCGGCGGCCATGAAGATCCGGGCGAAGATCACCGACCTCGAGATCGTCGACTGAAATGCCTGTCGGCTGGGACGACATGGCGGACCGGGCGCGCCGGGCCGCCCAGGAACGCATGGCCAAACGCCAGCAGGACCGCCAGCGAGCCGAACGGCTCGTACGCGACATGTTCTCCGACCCGGAGAAACGACCCACACCACCGACCTTTCAACCACCTATCAGAACGGGGAACACCAGCATGGAGAACATCGAGGAAGCGACCGCCGCGCTCGCAGGCATCGCCTCAGCCACCATGGACCAGATCAACCACCTCGGCCTCTACAAGGCCGGGATCGAGGAAGACGCCGCCGCGATCAGCGCATCGAAGGCGTCGCTCGAGGTCCTGGCCGCCGAGATGGCTGATCAGGTGTCGATGACCGAGCAGACGCAGGCGATCGTCGAGGAGATCCGTGAGTACGTCGAGGGCCTCGCTGAGCTGAACGCGGCGAACGGGCAGACCGCGACCGCTGACCGGTGCGCTGCCGCCCTGGAAGAGATCGAGCGGGTCAAGGAAGCCGCGCAGGTCGCGCAGGACGCGACGGAGAGGTTGAAGAACGAGTTGACCGTGCCGATCCAGATGGCCGCCGACCTGTCGGAGGATCTCGCTGGGCGCGCTGAGCAGACGGACGACGTGCGGGCGCGGATGTCTCAGGTGCGGCACGAGTCCGACTCAGCGCAGGTCGCGGTCGACGCCATCGACGGATGAGCGGCCTCGTCTTCTGGGTGGCCGGGGTCTACTCCGGTGCCCTGCCCGCCGCCGGTGCCGCTTACGCGATGGGTCGGCGGGCGGGATGGCACAAGGGTGTCGCGGATGAGCGGGAGGCTGATGCCCGGTTCAAGGATCAGATGCGCCGCCGAACCGCCGAACTCCAGCACCAGGCCGATGAACACATCTGCTACCCCGGGTGCCCCGGCACTGACCCCGCCGCGTAGCTGCAAACGACGAAACCGCCCCGCGACCTCAGTAGAGGTGCGGGGCGGTTCCCTTGGTTCTATTCCGGTGTGGCCAGGTTACCCGGCGACCGCCATCGCGAGCGCGGTCCGTGTCGTCATCTGATCGTCGGCCAACTGCGGGTCGAGCCAGGCGATCAACCGGTCGACCCTCTCGGCGTACCCGGTCACGTTGTCGGCCTTCACCCTCGCCTGCCGCTGCCAGGCGTGTAGTTGTGCCCGGTTCGCGTCGAGGAGGTTGACGAACCGGTTCGGGCCGACCTCGATGCGGGTGGGGACGTCACCGAAGAGCTCGATCATCATCTGCAAGTCGGCCGTCGGCTGGCCGACTTCCTTCGACCGCTTCCCCAGCCACTCATTGAGCTTGCCTCGTGCCCAGTCGCGGAAGACGTCGCGCATGAGGTCCGGAATGAGATCGGGCCTGTCTCCGGACGCCCACCGTACGAGCAGATCGAGTGCGGCTTCCTGATCGGTCTTTCCGGCGAGGACCCTCTGACCGATCTTGTCGACCTCGACGCGAAACGCTGTCGGCGTCCTCATCGGACCTCCCCGACGGTGTCGCATTCCGCTTGGGGGCTGTCGCATATCGCCTCGTTATGCGACGGCGATTGCGACAGCGATTCGAGGAATTGGTTGTGCCAGCGAGCGAGGTCGCGGCGGACGGTTTCATGGTGGACGCCTGTCATGTCTGCGATCTCTCGCAGCGACAGCTTCCCTTCGGCGTGCAATCGCACATGCAGCTCGACGAGACCTTCCCGGTCTCCGATCTTCCTTCGGCTCATTGCTCTCTTCCCTGAGAATGCAGCAGCCCCCGCCTCAGGGAGGGCGCGGGGGCTGCTGCGGTGGTGAGGTTACCCGGTTGGGCACCTCGGGCTAAGTCGCACGGCCGTGCGACTTAGAGGTCAGTTGGTCGGTGGCCGGTTGGGGATCTGGAAGACGGCCACCCCGGCCACGATCGCGGCGCCGACGATGGCGCTGACCTCGAGGCTGGTGAACCCGTCCGGGTACGCGGTGACGGCGGCCGCGAGTGCAGCGGCGACGGAGGCGGCGAGCGCCTTCCGGATGCTTGCGAGCGACATGGCTTCTCTCCTTCGAATCAGTGGGGTCAGTGGCAGCCGAACGCGCCGGCGAGGGTGGTGGCCCGGCCGATCACGTCGCGGCCGCGGTCGCCTTCCGGTCCGGCGGGTGGTTGTGGGTCGGTCGGGCCCGGGATGAGGATCGTGACCATCGGGCACATCTTGTGCTGCAGGGCGGTGACCCGGTTGTGGTTGTCGACGACGACGCCGCCGAGCGCGATGAGGATGATCGCGCCGATAGCGATCGCGATCCAGGTGGTGCGGGTCTGACGGCGGATGTCCTTGCGGAGGCCCTCGATGTACCCGGCGGTCAGGACGCCTTGCGAGATGAGCTGTTTCGCGACCTGGACGACGTCGTCGAGGTCGGCTCCCCGATCCGGCTTCTCCACGTGGTCAGTGATCTTCTCGGGGCCGGTCGTCATCGTGGGGTGTCCTTTCCCGGAGCCGGTCGACTTCGTCCTGAAGTTGCTGCGTCACGAGGGTGTGCACTCGCAGCCAGTCGTCCAGTGCCAGTAAGACTTCTTCGACGGTGCGCTGAGGTTGCTTCTCAGGTGGTGCCATGCGGCTACCTGCGCTCACTTCGGGAGTAGTCCACGAAATCGCGTGTCGCGCGGGTCGATTCCAGGAGGGCGGGAAGGACCTTGTCGATGAGTTCGCGGACGAGAGCATCTTTGGCAGCTCGCTCGGAATCAGCACGGTCACGCTCCCTTTTCCAGGCCACCCAGAAGAACGCGATGGCGACGATGGCGACCGCACCGATCGGCCCGGCCGCGAGCAGGGAACCGGTGACACCCTGGACAACCTCAGGTGTCACCGTCCCGAACATCAGCCGGCGGTGGGATCGAGTGCACTGCCCAGCTTCGCCAGCGCGGCCTCAGCGGCGGCCTGCGCGACCGCTTGGATCTCGACCGGGGTGATATCGCCGGTGCCCTTCGTCGCGGCGGTGAGCGCGGCGAGGGTGGCTGCTTCCCGAGCGGTGCTGGCCTTGATGAACGCGTTTAGCTCCTGCTCGAGCTTCCGGACACTGGTCGGGTAGCGCAGCATCAGCCCGAGCGTTACTTCGTCGCCGGCCTTGTAGTCGCCGCCCCAGATCTTCGCGTCGGTCGGGGTCAGCTTGATCTTGTCGTCCCAGTTCACGTCGGGCTCCTTCGCAGCAGTCTTCAGGTTGACCTTCAGCACATCGGCCCGGAACTTCACCATGTCGAAGTCGGGGTCCGTCTTCCTGCCCTTCGGCGAGCAGGTCTCCTTGTGCCCGCGGACGTCGGAGACGGACAGGTGGAACTCGGCGATCAGCGCCCGGCACAACTGGTGGTAGGCGTCCATCTGCGCCGGGGGCCAGTCCGTCTTCGTCCCCGGCACACCCTTCGCCTCAGCCTCGATGCCCACCGCGTACGAGTTCTGGTAGTCCGTTTTCAGGCTGACCCCGGCGTGATTGCACTTCCCCGCGGCCACCACATGCACTGTGCCGTCCACGGCGAGCAGGTAATGGGCGAGCGGCCCGGGCAAACCCGGCCGGCCGTGCACGACAGTGCCCAGGGATGGGGCGTTACCTGATGCGCCACCGTTCGCCGTGTGGTGGCAGGTGATGGTGCGGACGCCGAGCATCCCACCCGGTCTGCCGGCGGACTTCCAGCCCGGTTGCTCAACGACTTTCAGGCCTGCCTTGCGGGCGACGTCGGCGAGCTGGGTGAGCATCATCAGGTTTCCTTTCAGGGGGTCGGGGTGAACGTGCCGATCTTCCGCCAGCCCAGCGACGACCATGCCGGGCTACCGGACACGGCCGGGGACCACTGCGTGTTGTTCGTCGGGGCCACCCACCGCACCACCGCGCTGGCGCCGGTGTCGGACTTCTCCAGCACGTCGCCCACGGTCAGGGGGATGGACACCACGGTCAGGATGCCTGCGGGAAGGGGCACGGCCGCGGTCAGGAACCCGCCGTTGTCGTCGACCACCCGCACGGACGCGGTCAGCCCGTCGCCGGCCACCGCTGTCACTGCTGCCCGTACCGTCACGATCACGCCTGGAATCAGCACGCCGGGTCACCTTCTCACTGAATGCCACAGTATGGCCCGGGGCGGTTTGCGCTTCGGGATGATCATCCTTGCGAGGGTGCGGGCGTACGAGTCCAGCTCTAGGGAGACGGAGGCGGTGTCCTGGGAGAACTGGGTGCTGATGATCCTGAACACGGTGACCCCGTCCCGGTCGGACGGGTTGAGCGCGTCGATGCGGGGCAGCACACCGGTCACCCGGATCAGGTAGCCGGGCACGATTTCCCACGGGTCCACCATTCGCCCGGTGTCGTTGTCCAGGATCGCACTCGCCACGGTCAGCGTCCCGGCGTTGGGTGGGTGCTGGTGCTCGGCGAGGAAGTTATCCCCGACGTAGGTCGCCTGATCGCTGCTGCCCATCTCGTCCCCTAGGTCGATGAACGCCTGCTTGGTGATCCCGGCGTCGGTCAGTTCCTGCACGGTCTGGGTCCGGATCGTGACGTGAGGAAAACCTAGGGAGTCTTTCCACCGGACCGTCACGGAGTTGTACAGATCGGCGCCGCTACCTGGGCTGTCGAACCCGTCAACCACCGTGGCCTCGTACCGGACGGTGGTCGGCCACGGCTTGAACTCGAACCGGTGCAGGCCGGATGTGTTCGACTCCCACGCTGCCCAGTAGTACGCAGGGTCGAGGATGAGTAGGTCGGAGAGCACCTCGTCAGCGCTGACCCCGTCCGGGTATGCGAACTGGTCGATCGTGAAACTGGATGCGCTGATGGTTGCGCCCGGCCCGTCGAACTTCGGCAACCAGCGGCCGAGCAGATCCTTGACCACCTCGGTCGGCGTGACCGTGTTCGCGGAGTATCCGGTCGTGATGTCTGACCCATCAACATCTTTCAGCATGGCCCGGATGACGATGCTGTACATCTGTGCGCCGAAGGTAGCAGTGGCTGTGATGGTGGCCGTAGTCCGGTGGGCCCGGAGACTGACTATGTTCGTGGTCAGATCCCATAGAGCCGTGCTCGTGGACGCACCCAGGCTGGTCGTAGCGGTGCTCCACGCCTGATCCAGGTTGAAAAGTGTTGCTCCCCCGTCCAGCCGGGCGTAGATGGACACGAAGCAGTTGGCCTGTACCGATTCCTCGATGTGGTCGCATCGAATACGGGCCACTTTCTGGCCGGCCCGCTGGATGGCGTGATACATGAAATCGCCCTGCCACGCCGTGGTGACCGTGACGCCCTCGGTGGCGCGGACCTGCAATGCGGGGAACCCGTCGAAGACTTCGCTCGTGTCGGTCTCTGCGTTCGCCGTCGACAGATAAGACCGCTCCCACCTGTCCAAAGACGTGTCCACGTAAATGATCGGCTCGGTCCGGTCCTTGGTGAACGCGCTCGGCCCCACGGCGGTGACGTTCCAGATCTCGCCGTCGCTGCCGGCCGAGCGGCCTGGGTCTTCGAGTCTGCCCTCGAACACGACGGTTCCGTTGCGGGTGTCGTAGACGATGACCTTGCCGTAGTACTCGATCTCGTCCGGCTGCATGTCGAGAGGCCGGGACAGAGCCGTGGTGAACGACGCGAATCCGCCGGGGATGGTGCTGCCGAACTGGAGGGACCGGCAGTCCGCGGTGATGTCCATGATCTTGCGGCTGGTTTTCAGCATCACCCCCAGGGGGACGTCCATCAGGCGCCGGTCCCGACGGCCAGGTAGCGGGGCCAGTACGAGCCGTTGATGGTCACCGTGGAGGAGACGATGTCAGTTGAAAGAGGCGACGGCTGGACATCGTTGATGTAGTAGAGCCGGTTGGTGACGCCGGGGCTGACGGTCGGCCACCCGAGCCCGACGTAGTCAACGGAGTCGATGTCCGCGATCCGGCCGGACCCGTCGATTCCGTACACCGTCTTGCTGGTCCCGTCGATGACGAAAGTCGTTGGGGCGGTGTCACCCCACTTGATGATGAACATCGCGTCATCGGCCGGGACGAACAGCAGGTAGTCCCAGATGAGAGGGTTCGCGCCGGTCAGCCGGTCCGCGTGCACCACGACGGAAACACCGACCACGGACAGGTTCGCTCCACCCGGACCGTCCGTTACCGGGTCCACACCTTCCGGGATCTGCACCAGCCCCAGGTCCACCATGGTGTAGATATTCGTCGGCAGCGTATACGTTTTCAGCGTGTTGTTGATCTGCCGTGCACCGTGTGTGATCCGCATCCGGAAGTTCGCGACGGAAAGACATCTCACTCTGGCGAACACCCGGTAAGTGCCCCGGGCATCCACGGACGGCGACGCAGGCACGGTCGCGGTCAGCCGGGGCACCACGAAAGTGTTGGTCGCGAAAGTGGTCGCCGACGAATTGGACGCCGCCCCGGACGGCGACGCCCCGCCGCCGGCCGAATCGGTCGCCACGGTCACCGTCGTATCGGTGCCCTGAGTCATGCTCTCCGCCTGGACCAGGAACGGTGCCGCCGACGGGGTTCCGCGCCGGCGCATCGCGAACAAGCTCTGACGGCTGACGACGGAGCTAGGGATCGTCAACCGCAGCGGTGTCTCGACGTCGCCCTTCACTCCGGTGATGTCGAAGAACCGGCCGTTCGCGGCGTTCGGATCGTTGGACACCACGGCTGCCGACAGGTCGGTTTTCAGGCCGTAAGCGAATGGTTGCGCCGGGATCTGCACCGTGAACTCGTGCAGGTTGATGCCGTGGTCGATGCTGTCCGACGTGTCCGGACTCCGGTAGGTGAGGAAGTACACGGCCGGGACGGTCGGCTCTGGCTGCCACCTGATGACGTTCGTCGGCCGGTCAAGTTCCTTACGCAGGACCTGGATCTGCGTCTGGGCCGTGACCGGGTCGGTGGCGTCCACCTGCAGGCGCAGCGTAACCACCCGGTTGTCGTAGGCAGACGCCGCGATCGGCGTACCGTCCGTCAGCATCGTCGGCGCAACCACACGCTTCAGCGGCGGCGGCGACACATCGGTGCCAGCGAACAGAACCCGCCACGGGGCAGTGGTCAGCGACAGCCGGATCGTGGCCGTGGCCGAGACGGAGTCCACGAACTCAACCCGCTCGAAACCGGTCACGACGTCCTCCCGTACAAGTCGGCTTGCCGGCCGATGATCTGCCCGACCGCACGGCCGTCCATCTTCACGGCGATCCCCGCCTGGGCGAACGCCCGCACGTTGGCCTTGGCCATCCGGTCGTAGTCGATGTCAGCGCCGGCGGAAGCCGTGCTCGCGGCCGGGCGGCGGTCGAGGACCCGGGTGAGCCGGTCGAATGAGCGGGTCTGCGCCGGGCTGAGCACCCGCTCGGGGCTGAGCGTGTTCTTGGCCATGAACCCCTGCCCGGTGGCGATACCGCCCTGGTCGTACCAGTGGTGGGCGCGCCAGAAGTTCGCCGCGTTGGTGGCGTTTCCGTACCGCTCGTGCACGTACATGCGGAACATTTTCAGCTGGGCGGCGTAGTTGGTGGTGTTCGGGCTGACGCCGAGGATCCGCCCGTAGTGGGCGCGGTTGGCGTAGATGAGCTGGCCGAGCCCGAACGCCGTGCTGGTTGGGTTCTGGGCGTTGGTGCGGCCGCCGGACTCGTGCATGATGATGTACTTTTCCGGCCCGGACAGGCCGCCCCCGCCGCCGCCGAAACCGAACAGCCCGGCGAACTTCCCACCCAGCCCAGAAAGAGCGTTCAAGGCCTTGTCGGGCAGGTTCTTGATGTCAACCAGCGACTTGTTCACCAGGGCGCCGAGCGCTTGGGGCATCCCACCGAAGATCTTCGTTACGGCCGCCACCGGGTTGTGATCGATCATGCTGCCGAACAGGGACCGGATCAGGTTGCTGCCGATCCCGGCGAACACCTTGCTCGGGCTCTTGATCCCGAAGAAGTTCTTCACCGCTCGCACGATCCGGCCACCGATGTTCGCCGCCCAGCTCCCCGCCGCCTGAACGCCGTTGAACATGCCGTCGCGCAGGCCCCGCAGCACCTCCCGGCCGGACTGATACAGCCACGACCCGGCCCGGCGGAACGGTGACGTGATTCGGTTGATCACCTGACCGGCCGCCTGGCCCACTGTCATCAGCCGGCCGACCGTTCCCCGGACCAGCCCGCCGACGACGTCCCGCCCGGCGTTGATCAGCCAGCGATCGGCGGCCCGGAACGGCCACGTCACGGCCCGGACGACGCGGCCTATGACCAGGACGACCCTGCCGATTCCGCGACCCGCTCCAGTGGCGAGACCCCAGACGAAGTCACGAGCTGCCAGAGCCACTATCCGGCCCTGGAAACGAACACCCTCGATCAGTCCTCCGAGCCGCAGACCAAGCATCTTCTCCATGCCCGGAATCACTTCCCTGATACCGGTGAGCATCCCCCGTCCGAGGAACTTGACGAAGTTCCAAGCCGCATCGAAAACCGGTACAGCGGAACGATCTAGCGCAGCACCGACCCACTTACCGAACGGGAGCTTCTCCAGCAGGAACCGCAGCGGCTTGAACGCGGCGAACAGCTTGCCCAGGGGGATGAACGAGACGATGGCCAGCGCGACATCGAAGGGGTGTTCCTTGATCGCTTTGAACAGGCCGTCCACCAGGGTCAGGCTGAACCCGATCGCGAACGGGGCCGCGGTCAGCCCTACCTTCTTCCCCAGCTCCAGCCAGTCGATCGACCCGAACAGGTTGCCGATCGCTTTGCCGATGCTCTTCCCTGCGCCCGCGGCCCCGTTCAGCGCCTTACCCAGGCCATCGCCCAATATGCGCCCGAGTTCGCCCCAGTTGCCCGTCTGCATGCCCACCTGGACGCCGAGGAGGATTAAGCCGCCCCAGTCCTTCGCCTGGTCCTCGATGTCCGCCGCCCACCCGGTCAGGTCCAGCTTCGGCAGGTGGTCACCGATCCCGTCGAACGCCGTCGTCAGCGTCGGCACCAGCTTCTTCGTCACGAAGTCCCGGGACGTCTTGAACGCCCCGGTCATCGTGTCGAGGATCCCCGGCAACTTCTCCAACGCCTTACCCGCCACCACCGATGCACCGGCAAGCCCGGTCTTCAGGGCCGGGATCATCGGAGTGATCGCCTTCGCCAAACCCAGCGACAGGGTGTCCGTGAACGTCGACCATAGGCCGTTCAGGGTGGCGGACTGCTTGGCCATCGCGCCGCCGTAGTCCTTGTGCATCTGCGACTGGAGCGCGGGCAGGACATCCTTCGAGAGGAGCTTGCCGTGCGAGGCCAGGTCCCGCAGTTCCGGGACCGTCTTGTGCATCGACTCGGAGAGGATTTTCCAGATCGGGATGCCGTTGGTGGCGATCTGGTTCAGGTCTCCTGCCATGAACTTCCCGGCGCTGATCGCCTGGGAAGTTGCGAGCATGATCCGCTGGAAAGCTTCCTGACCGACACCAACGGCGGACGCGGCATCGCCGAAGTCCTGCAACGCCTTCTGGGTCTGCTTCGTGCTCAGGCCTACACCGATCAGAGTCCGCGATGATTCGATCAGCCCAGACAGCTCGAACGGCGTGCTCGCCGCGAACGCGGTCAAACCCTTCAAGAACGTTTGCGCCTTCTGACCTGAGTGCAGCAGGGTCGCGAACCCGATCTGCGCCTGCTCCAGTGACGCAGCCGTCTTGACGCCGAGCACCGCCCCCGCCGCACCCAGCCCAGCCATAGCGGTACCCACGCCCACCAACGCCGTGCCTGCGAACTTCCCGAACTTCCCGATCTTGGAGCCGAGGGAGTCGGTGGACCGTTCGACGTCGCGGGCCGTCTTGGTGAACTTGTCGTTGGCCAGGAACGTGAACTTGAGTACGTTCTCACTCATCGTGTTTCACCTTCCTGGTCGAGAATGACTTTCATGTACAGGTAGAGCCGGTGCTCTAGTCGATCGAATTCCCAGGGCCGAAGTCCCCAGCGGGTAAGGAATCTGACGACGTCGGCGTCGTATCGCTCGGCGAGGGAACCGGGGCCGCAGTCGAAACTGAAAGGAAGGCGCTCGCCTCGACCAGCTCCGCCTCCGTAGGGTCTTTTCCCGAATCCTCGTCCTCCTCCATGTCCAGGGTGTCCGGGTTGAATTCAACGTCGTCGAACCGCAAGGCCGGGTCCTCATCACGGCGACGCAGAATCCAGATGAGCCCGGTGATCGCGAGCATGGAGCTCTTGTTCAGGCCGTCCCGCCATTCGATAGCGGTCATCCCGAGCTCGCGTTCGATGGCGATGAAATCCTTGTTCGAGAAACCGTTCTGCTCGAACTCGTAGGTACTGCCATCGACATGGACTCTCACGGGCCTTGCCTCTCAGTAGTTTTCGATGCGCTTCTGAATGGTGTCCACGACCCGCTTCAGTTCCCGGCCCACGCTGCCCGCAGCCGAAGCGGCGGCTCCGTCGAACCAGCCTCGCCGGGACAGCTGCCTGACCCAGTGCTCGCGGTTGCCGTACACCGGGTGCCGCCACAGCCCCTCGTTGGTGACCTTAGGGAGGGACGCTTGCGACCCCATCCGGGCGCGGGAGATCCGCACTTTCACCCCGGCCTGGTTGCCACCGGTGCGCACCTGGACGTTGGTGACCCGGGCCATCTTCTTCCGCAGGCCCGTCGACTTGCCGCCCGGCTTGGCGGGCAGGGCGAGCGCCGCAGCCTTCACCTTCACCGCTGCCGGCTGGGCCCCTGCCTTCAGCCCGGCGGTCAGGTCCTTACGGATCTGCTTGGGAGTGGCCGTCGAGCGGATCCGCTTGCTGATCGCCTTCAGATCAGCCGGACCATTGCCGGTCATCTTCATTTCCATCATTCGGCTCATACCTCCGCATTCGGGCGCGCATAATCGGGCGCATGGAGATACCTGGTGGCCTGGTCCTGCTCGCGATCGTGTGGGGCATCCAATTGCTGCGGATGCGTGCCAAGAAGAACCGAGAGACCGCGGCCCTCTCGGAAGCGAATGCCCTGCTCAACGAGTCACGGAACCGAGACGTGAACCGCCGGCAAGAACTACTCGACCGTCTTGGTGTCGACCTCCGGCTCGTCGAGAGCCGGTCGAAGCTCGATCGGGATCAGTAGCGCTGACGGCGACGGCCGGGACTGCATAGCGTTCGTCACCTGGTCGAGCGTGGTGCACCGGTGGCAGCGCAGCTCCAGCATCGGCTTGTACCGGAACTCGTTCTCAGCCAGCGTCGTCTCGGCCAGCGGCTGATGGCATCCCGGGCACAGTTCGGACTCGTACTGCGCCAGGTCCATGGCCGCCTGCCGGTCCGCTTCCAACCACTGCGGGATACCCAGGGCCGGGTCGACGACGCGGCCGAGGAACACCGACATTGGCACACCCCACGCCCGGGCCACCAGCAGCTGCTGCCGGACGCGGGGGTCCTCGACGTCGTACTGCACTCAGACCCGCACCGGGACTGCAGCGATACGAGCCACCTCGATGTAATCCGCCGCAGCACGCAGACGGGCCGGATCATCCCGCATCATCCCGACCGCCAGATTGCAGGCCGCACAGATCAGGCCCCGGACGCACGAGCCGCACGACCGGTCGCCGTCACAACACGCGTGGTCATGGTCGACACTGAGCGCCTTGCCGTTGGAATTCACGCCACCACAGATCGCGCAGACACCATCCTGGCTTTCCAGGATCGCCATGAACCGATCCAGAGTGAGATTAAACCGGCCGAGGTTATAACCGTATTGAAGATGCTTACAACACCGGAGCTTGGCAACCGATGCTTCCTCGCATCCCGCAATGCCGCACGGCGCGTCAAGGTTGTACACCTTAATCGGGCGCACCTCCCCATATTTCTTCATGTGTTTCCGATGCGTCAGGCACAGCCCACGGGCGCTATGTTTCCGCCCGCAACCAACCACTGAGCACGCCGTCATGCCCTTCGTCTTCACGTACACCCTGAGCGGCGTCAGGTCCTTACCCAGCGACCACTGCTTGTAGTGACTCGGGCAGTAGCCCAGGTCACCGCCGCGCCGCGTACAGGCAGGGCCCGTGCATGTACGATCCGCCATAGCCAGTGCACCTCTTCCGTAGGTGTAATCGGTCAGGCCCCGGGACGCGCGCAATCGCATTCCGGGGCCGTTTAATTCTATCGAGGAATCACGCCACCGTCGCCCGAAGATTGGGCTGATTGGTGACCATGGTCTTTATCTCAAACTTATGGACCTCGTTAGCAGCCGGGGGAAGGTTGCTGACTTCTCCGCATTGAACGGGGTACACCTCGACCTTGTCGGAGGTGGCCCATGCGGTACTCGAAGTGACATCCCGACGAATAACAATGTTCGTCGAGAAGCCATAGACGAGAGTGTTGTAGACCGTGTCAGTTCCGGTCTGCTTGATGAGCCGCAGCAGGGTTCCGGAGAGCGAGACACGCCCAGCGCTGGACGTGTTGAACGTCGAGTTCAGCTTCGAGTTGTCCACGGCGCCGGTGTCGGTCTCGAACCCGACCAGCCCATCCGGGGTGATCAGACCCGATAGGTCCACCCCCGCGTTCAGTTCGGCCACGGTCGGCGCGGCGATGTTCGAGATGGACGGGACCGAGTACACCCGGGTCCTGCCGTCAGCATTGCTATCGGCCATCGGTGATCACTCCTTCGTTTCATCGGTGGCCGGCGGCGTGCTGGCCTTCGTGGTGGACTTGCTCGGTGCCGATTCAGGTGCGGACTTCGGTGCTGGCTTCGGCGGTTTCGGGATCTGCCACCCGGCTTCGATCGCGCCCTCCAGCGCCTCCGCGTTAGAGGGGAAGGTGTGCCGGGCGCCGGTCACCTTGTGGGTCAGATCGACCCACCCGTCATCCGCCGGTGCGTCGCCGGGGACCGGGGTGAACGGCTTCGGTGCGGGCCGGTCGGCGACCACCCAGCCGAGACCCTTCTGCCGCTCGACGACACCCGGCTCGTCCGGCACTTCCTGCGTCGCGTCATCAATCCCCGGGTGAGTCATGTAGACGAACTCGGCGGCGCTCACCGGCTGAACCATTCAGCGGTGACGGTGGTGAGGTTGGACCAGGTGACCGTGATCAGGCCCGTGGTCGGCGCGACCCGCGCGGGGTTCACGGCGATGAGGTACTTGGTGTTCGCCGCGATGGTGACCACGACACCGACCCCCGCCGACCCGGCGGGGGTGACGCTGCCGTCCTGCAAGGTCACCGTGGCGGCGGTCGCCCCGTTCTCGACGTGCAGAATCAGGTCATCCGTCGCCAGGATGGTGTCGGTCGTGGATGCCGGAACTCCCAGCGCGGGCACGACGCCTGCTTCCGTGATGATCCTCAGTGGTCCGGTTGCCATGGTTACTCCCCTGCCGCGAGGTAGATGTGGAGTGCCGCCGAGTTCGACGGCAGGGGACTTGTGTCCCAGACGCTCAAGTTGATCCGCACGTACCTGACCAGATGGCCATCCGTTGAGGAGAAGAGGCCCGCCGTGCCGGTCTCCACGAGGGGCTCGAACTCATACCCTGCGACTGACCCCTCCAGGGTCACATCGAAGACGGGCGAGCCGTCGCCCTGCGGGTGCACCTCGATCGTGAAATGTCGATACAGCGTCCGGAGATCGAACTGCTCAGAGATTCCCGCCTCGTTGTTGGCGAAGATTTCGAACGGCGTCATTTACTTCTAACTCCTCTACTCGCTTGCCTGGACGCTGACCTGGAAGACGACGGTCGCGTTGCGCGTCGACTCGTCCGCCGTCTCGGTCAGCTCGAACTCGGACATCGGTTGCGATGAAAGGACATTGGCGACCCCGAGAGTGCTATCCGCCTGACTCAACACCGCCGAGCGGGTCGCGACGTAGAAGCCCATCGCGGCCTCGGTCGCGGTCTGCTGCGAGTCGGCGCCCGGACGGGAGCAGGAAATGACGATCTCGACCGTGTAGTCCTCGGCCAGCCGGTTGTATGCCAGCGACGCGAACCGCGGTGTGCCCACCACAGTCCCGACCGTCACGACGTCCAGGCCGACCACCGTCTTCGTGGAACGCGGCCCGTAGATCACCTGCGCGGTCGACAACGCTGTGGTGAGCAGAGCGACCAGGGCGGCCTTGTACGCCGGGACCGTGCTCGTCGCCGGGATCGTGCTCATGCGAACCCCGGTGCCCGCAGCGCCTGGTAGGCGCCCATCTCCAACGGTGTCAGCGTCCCCGCGGCCGCGAACACCGCCTGCTCAGCGGACACGTCATCGAGGTACGGGTGCGACGCCTGCTGGGAGGACTGCCACATCCGCTGAATCCCATTGAGGGCGACTTTCCGGGCGATCCTCGGTGGGCTCAGGTAGCCGGCCACGATGGTGACAACGACGTTCTGCCGGCCCGACAGCCAGCACCTGGGGGACTGCTGGCCGCCCCGGTACAGCAGACCCGCGGCCAGGTCCGCCGTGTAATCAGCGGCGGCCAGCGTGATTCCCGACTCGACCACACTCGTCAGCGAGATGACCGGGGTGTTGTGCAGGACCAGGGCGGTCACGCCGCCGTTGAACGTCTCGACCACAGCGCGGCGGGCGATGACCCTTCCGAGGTCCCGTTCGACGGCGTCGCAGGACACCTGGCATAGCCACCGCAGTTGCTCAAGGTCAGGGGCCGTCACGATCACCCCGGTAGCCCGCAGGTGAGCGAGCGCCTCGTCGGTGTCCACGAACGCCGACGCCGGTTCCTCGACGGTGAAGTTCCGGCGGATCACGACCGTGACGCCGGCGACGATGGCTGTCCATACCTCTTGGTGCAGCCCGAACACGGTGTTCGGGTACACCACGTAGTACTCGCCCGTCACCCCGTGCTGCACGCCCGGCGCGATGCCCCCGGTCCCGTCCGGCAGGGTCACCGCATAGGCGGGCGTCGAGTCGGCGTCGGCGGCGACACCGGCCGCGTTCGTCAGGTTGACCGACCGGGTGGTCGACTCGAGCAGGTCGATCGGCATCAGGCACCACCTTCGATCGTCGGCCCGGACCTGGTGCCCGGGGAGGCGGCCGCGCTGCCGTGCGTGCCTGGTGCGGCGCCGGCCGAGCTGCGGGTGCCGGGAGCCATGCGTGGGGCTTTCGGGGTCACGGTCGGGGCGGTGCTGGTCGGGGTCGGGAGGAACCGTCGGATGCCGCGGCGGATCAGGACCGGCAGGGTGCGCCGGCGGACCGGCCGGACTGGGTAAGCGGGCGGGACAATGAGCTGCACGGGCGGAGGCGAGACGACCAGCTGTCGGCGCAGCTTCCGCCCGACCCGCCGGCCACCGACCACCGACGGTGCTTTCGCCGGGGCAGCGACGATGACCTGCTGCGGGGCCGGCGCGGTGAGCTTGGCCCGACGCCCGGGGAGGGCAGCGCGCCGTGAGCGGGCCGAGGCCGGCTTCCAGGTGGACGCCGTTACCGCCGCCTGTGTGGGGACGGGTGTACTGGTTCTCGGCCTGCGTGCGACCGCTGGTGCCCGCCTCAGCACCCGGACCGGCGGGGGTGACCAGTCGGGTGCATCCCACAGTGCGGGGGACGCAGGGACGCTCAGGGGCCGCCTGGGCGGGCTGACGATGATGCGGTGCCTGACGAACTGCGCGGGCATGTCCGGGTACTCGATCCCGATCGGCAAGCTGCTGCCGGCGGTGATGTGGAACCCATCCCAGTCGAAGTCCGTGATGGCCGACGCGCCGGAGTTACCGGCCCGGGCACGGTCGATGAGCCCGGTCGTCACCACCGAACTGGCGGTGATCGAATCGATCGGCGTCAGCGAGTCGCTGACGTATGCCTGGACCGCCCACACGCCGGACGACCCGTTGATGCCTGAGTGCTGGCTCTCATAACGGGTGTACGTGCCGGTGCTGATAGGCACGGTGCCGGTGGCCAACGTGGTCCCGCCCGAGTTGTAGAGGGTCAGCAGGCCGGCCGCGGTGAGTCTCCATCCGCCCTGCTGCGCGTCAGCGATCGTCCGCAGCTGGACACCCATCGAGGCGCCAAGGACCGAGGGCAGGCCGGTGAGGTTGTAGTAGATCCGGGTCGCGAAATCGGTGGATCCCGAACCGTCGCGCAACTCGTAGACGCTGGCCGCGGTGCCACCTTTGGTGACCCGATAGCCGTTCGCGCCGTGCATCGCCGCAGCCGAGTTGAAGGCAGACGAATTGGACGCCCCGTTGCTGACGACTGAGAGCGCGGTGCCGGATCCGCCGCCTGAGTTTCCAGCGTTCAGCGCGGTCCCGGACGGTTGCCCCTCCGCATTGTTGCGTGACGTCATCAGCCGTTATG